AAAAGTTTTAAAAGAATATAAAAATGTAGAACGCGTTGACGGAGTTGCCAAAAATACTCCACCTCTCGATGAGGGATGGGTCCTCATCTTGGGCAGTAATAAGAAGCCCCTTTTAGACGTTCAGTCAGCTGATGTTGCTTTGAACGTCGCGACGGATTCTTCAGAAAGTGAGACTACGACTTCTAGTCAGGTGTTAAACTTTATCGAAGAATCCACAGGTTTGCAAAATAACCACTCCACAACACATGGTGACATAGCTACTGCTGGAACTACAGCTAATACTGACTTACATGACTTTTTGAGCCGTCCAGTCAGAATTTCTACGTTTCAGTGGACCACAGCACAACCAGCAGGTACTCAACCCGCCGGAGATCTTCCATGGTCTCAATATTTGGCTAATCCTGCTATTTTGAACAAGCTCAAAAATTACGCTTTTTTGCGAGCTACGCTGTGTCTAAAGTACATCATTAGTGCGACCCCTTTCCACTATGGTTCAATTCGCGTGGCGTATGAACCTAATGTGGCCTTTGTGACGGGTGATAGAACATCAAAAGTGCGATCTAATCCCACTTCGTCTTTGTCACTCACGATACCCTATTCTCAGCTACCAGGGACATGGATCTATCCAGCCGACAATTCGGGTGGTGTGATTCGTGTACCGTTTTTCCGGCATACCAATTGGTTACCATTGAATTCTCTGGTTGCGTCACAAAATATGGGCCGTGTCACATATATGATTGTAAACCCTCTACAATTGGCCACTTCTACAGGTACTACTACTGTTACAGTTGAGTGCTTTGCGTGGCTGGACGATGTACAGTTGAGTGGAGCTACAAACGAACTTTCATTACAAGCACGTGATGAATATATAGGACCTGTTAGTTCTGTAGCTAGTTCAGTTGCATCAGCAGCTGGACGTTTATCCGATGTGCCTGTTATAGGTAAGTTTGCCCGTGCAACAGAGATTGGTGCGGGTGCAGCAGCAGGAATCGCAGCGTTGTTTGGGTACACAAATGTGCCTAATACTAACACTGTGTCAGCCGTTGTGCCGACAGCGAACCCCCATTTGGCGTCCAGTGAAATCTCTGTTCCAATACAGAAATTAACACTAGATCCGAAACAGGAGTTGTCAGTTGATCCTACTTTGCATGGTGTGAGTTCTGATGATGAGATGTCGATTCAAAATATCGTGTCTCGGAAGTCCTATCTCACCACTGCATCATGGTCAACCACCAATCTCGTAGGTGATGTCTTATTCAATGTCGCTCCTTCACCAGCATTATTTGACAGTGCTGCTATTAAAGCAGCTGGTGTTACAAAATCTCTGCGTGTATATCACACACCCATGTCTTACTTGGGTATGTTGTTCACACATTGGAGAGGAGACATAATATTTGAATTTGATGTCATTTGCACGAAATTCCACAAGGGTCGTTTGAAGATCTCATGGGATCCGCTTGGGAATGGAGGAACTACTGAGTTGCCTGAAAATACTGTTTACACAACAATTCTTGATATTGGTGTGAACAATAAAGCGACTTTCAGAATTCCATACCACCAAGCAACCGAGTGGTTACGTTGTAGAGGTTATTTGCGAGGAAATTGGTCTTTTGGGACAAGCGTCATTACTAATCCGGTGTTGGATAATGGTATGTTGATTTTGTCAGTCATGACCCCATTGATGTCCCCAGTGAGTGGGCAATCAGTGGGTATCAATATATCTGTCCGGGCAGCGGATAATTTTGAGTTTGCTAATCCCCGTTCCTCTTTGGCCGATGACTCATCTACACAACCTCCATCATTCTTCGCAGTTCAATCGCGAGATGATGTTGAGATTGAAGGTGAATCTGCTGAATTTGGTGATATAGGGTCTAAGCATCCTTCAAGGTATGCTTTGAATTTTGGTGAGGCTGTTGTCTCACTAAGAACCCTATTGCATCGTTTGTCCATATACGATACAACTGTCGTTGGGAGTAGTGCTGCCACTCGTGTGGTAACGCATGTGAAATCCTTTTCACGACTGCCCCCTTCTTATGGTTATGATCCAAATGGGAGAAGCACAGCGAACAACATCCTCAATACTCCTGGCACATCAACCTTTAATTACACTCCAAC